GTAGGTCATCCCTGTGAGATGAAGTGGGTGCTGGATGGCTAATCCGGTATTCATCCGATTGGCAGAGGTCATAAACAAGAAACAGGATATGCGTGTCATGAGCGTTACGGTGAAACCTACCGTCACCAACTGCTCCGGCACGATTTGGTTTACTGACCTTATGCTGCAAGAGGGACCGGCGCTGACAGGCTATGTGCCACATACCGAGAGCCGACTTGTCGAAGGCGACAAGGTTTGGTTCAACGGTGTGGTTCGCTCCAAAGAAACAGTCATTATCTGCAATGTGGGAGATACCTCCGGTGGCCTTGATGTCCATATCTATCCGAAGTCTGATATGGCGGCAGGCTCGGTGCAGCTTGCCCAGGGTGTGGGCGGTCAAAAAGTCACATTCCCCAACGCATTATCTGCGGAGGATGATTTGGCTCTGCTTGCTTCGGTAAGGGAATGCACCAGGAATGGCGTGACCGAGCCGAAAGAGGGTTTTTATCAATATAGCGCTGCTTGGGACTCCAAGCACAAGGTTACCTTGGAGGACGGCAAGTCTGCCAGGGTGCTTTTTGAATTGCAGCAGATGACGGATGGAGGTGTGTCGATATGAGGGATAAGCTGAAAGGCAAACGCATCATGGTGTGGACGTTCATGGGCAATTCCAGAATGTATGAGGCGCTCCGTGATTACGGTGACCGAATCGACACCATCGGTCTGTTTTCCTTTAAGGTGGATGCCACGGGAACGATTACCGAAAGCGGTGTGGCAATCAGCAATATGCTGACCTACATCAACAAGTGGCCGCATATCCGTTGGCTGCTCACTGTTGCCAATGACGGTGCGAACTCCATCTTCAAGGCACTGCGTGATAATGTAGACGGCGCACAGGACACTTTCTGCTCGGAACTTGTCCGTATCATGGAGAAATATCCCTGGTGTAGTGGTGTGGACATTGACCTGGAAAAAGGCGATGACTATTCCACCCATGAAGCGTCCACGGCCATGTTCAAGCACATCTATGAGACGGTAAAAGCCTATGACTCCGCCAAGGAGATGAACATTTGTCTTCCCGGTATGACTTCTGTCAACGGCTCGGTCGGTGGCGAGAACTGGTGCGTATATGGTGATCTGGATAAATATTGCGATACTGCATCCATCATGAGTTACGGTATGGCTTGGTCGGGTTCTGCTCCGGGTCCTGTTTCTCCGAGGAGTTGGCTTGAGGGCATTTATGATTATGCTACCAGGGTAATGAATCCCGACAAAGTGTTCCTCGGTATGCCTGCTTACGGATGGAACTGGCAGATTTACGATACGCCGGAAAACCTCGGCAAGTATTATCGTGGAACTTCCCACACCTATTATGCTGCGAAATACTGGATGCAGGGTCTGTATAACTTTACAGATGATGCACCTCCGCAGCCTTTCATCCCTATCGTTTCCTATTGGGATGACTACGATATGGGACCATGGGCATTGCCTCATGTGTATGACTATATGGAAGGCAGAGATGCCGTTTACAAGGAATATCCGCAGATGTCGGAAACCTACAACCGAAGAAGGTATCTGACGGCTTATGCTAAACAGCAAAAGACGGAGTTCGGAGATATTATTATCGACCACAATGCCGAGCCGGACAGTTACGGTGGCGTGGTTTCTGTATCAGAAACTTTGGTAACGGTCGGTGATGAAGGCACTGCCACTTATCACTTTACCATTGACGAGGTGGGAACTTATGATGTTGCCATTCGCCTGTGTTATCCGTTTTGGGATAAAAACAGCATCTACGCATCGTTGGATGGCAGCACTGTCCACTTTTCCGAGGACAGGCTTTGGTGGCCGTATTGGAGAACTACCTTCTGGACTACGCTTGCCAAGGGTGTGAGCCTTTCTGCCGGAGAGCATACACTGACCATTTCGGTGGGTGTCAACGGTGTGCAGTTCTATGGTTTTCGTGTCTGCACTGATTTCTCCGAAGCGCCTACCGCAGGGCAAGCGGAATACACCCTTGCTCCGAGAAAGTTCAAGGATGTAAACGGAGATATGGTGGGTCCTGCCACAGGCTTTAAGCTGACCCTTGAGATGCTACGCAGAAAGCCTGACTCGGCACTGGTGTGGTATGAGGATTTCCGTGATGAACAGAAAATTCCCGAAAGCTACTGGACTGTCCTCTCCGGTGAGTGGGATGTTTGGCAGGAGGATTTGCCCTATGGTGATACAAGCCGACCATACTCCCAACTTGAAGGTTATGGTCAGCTTGCGTGGAATTACAACGGCTTTTCGGACATCCATCTGAGGGCGCAGATTATCTTCCCGGAAGATGGCGGTGGTAAAGCGGGTGTGTTTCTCGGTTCGCTGTTCTGCTGTTTCAACTATGACAGCCAGTGCATTGAACTGTATGAGGGGTCAACACTGAAAGGCAGCTATGCCACGGACTTTTCCAAAACAGCGAAAGCAGACCTGCGTACCAATCCCAATGTCTATACCATTGAAATGCGTAAGCGTGGAAATAAGGTGCGTGTCTATTCCTCTGCATCCAATACGCTCCGATTTACGGCAACGGTCAGCAGTGGCAGCGGTTATGCAGGCATTCGTTCTGATAACCAAATCAACTGCCAACTGCTCCGTCTGGGTGATGCCTGGACATATGAGCCGTATGAGAGGTTCGATGTGGTGATGCCGGACGGTACGGAGACTACCTTCGGCAGGATTGAGCGTAGCAACTGCACTTGGGATGAGGAGTTCCAGGTATTCACGCTGACTTCCGATGTGGAGGAATCCTCTACCAGAAGTGAAAGCATTTCCCTGGACTATGAGTTCTACCATTCCCACACCATGCCACTTGAGTGCGGGAATGATTACACGGCAAAAATCATCCCAAGGGATATCAACATTTGGATTTCACGATTGTTCCTTGGGGATTCGGACGGCTTTTCTATTCTGTATTACCAGGATGTGGACAGCCTGATCTATTGGGCGAACCAGGCGGCATACCGATGGAAACTGCGAGGGATGTGTATGTGGTCCCTTGGACAGGAAGATATGCGAGTCTGGGAGTGGCTGCCCAAGCAAACTGAATAACGGCTTTAAGGGTATCTGCCATGTGGTAGGTGCCCTTTTTGTATATCAAAAATTTATGAAAGCGAGGATTTTACAATGAAGGATTTATGGAACACCATTCAAATCATCTTTGCCGCTATTGGTGGTTGGCTCGGCTGGTTTCTTGGCGGGTTTGACGGACTGCTTTATGCACTGATTATTTTCGTGGTTGTGGACTACATCACGGGAGTCATGTGTGCTGTTGTGGACAAGAACCTCTCCAGTTCGGTCGGGTTTAAGGGCATTTGTCGAAAAGTGTTGATTTTTGCGATGGTAGGAATCGCACATGTCCTGGATGCCAATGTCATCGGTGACGGCAGCGTACTGAGAACGGCGGTCATTTTCTTCTATCTCTCCAACGAGGGCGTGAGCCTTTTGGAAAACGCATCCCATCTTGGCTTGCCGATTCCGGAGAAGATGAAGGAAATTCTGGAGCAGCTCCATGACCGCGACAATAAGGAAAGCGAGGGCAAATAACATGAATTTACGCAAACTTATTTTAACGGAAAACGCCTGCTACAAGGCAGGCAAGAAAATCACGGTCAAAGGCATTATGGTACATTCCACGGGTGCTAACAATCCCAATCTGAAACGCTATGTGGGTCCCAATGACGGCTTGCTCGGTGAAAACCAGTACGGCAACCATTGGAACACATATCATCCGGGCGGCAGAGAGGTCTGCGTCCACGCATTCATCGGCAAGTTGGCTGACGGCACTATCGCCACATACCAAACTTTGCCGTGGAATCATCGTGGATGGCACGCCGGAGGCAGTGCAAACAACACCCATATTGGCTTTGAAATCTGCGAGGACGGTCTTACGGATTATACCTACTTCAAGAAGGTGTACCGTGAGGCCGTTGAACTTTGTGCGTACCTCTGCAAAGAGTACGGCTTGACCGAGCAGAACATCATCTGCCACTCCGAGGGTTACAAGCAGGGCGTTGCCTCCAACCACGGTGATGTGATGCACTGGTTTCCGAAGCATGGCAAGAGTATGGATACCTTCCGTGCAGAGGTAAAGGCACTCCTGGCAACAGCCGATGAGGAGAAGGGCGAAACTGCTACAGAGCCTACGGTGACTTATCCCGAAAAGCTGACCACGGGTTATTACCGTGTGCGTAAGGATTGGAAGGACAGCAAGTCCCAGGTAGGCGCATACCGTATCCTCTCCAATGCGAAGGTGGCGGCAGATAAGAACCCCGGCACTTTTGTGTTTGCCAATGACGGCACTGCCATCTATCCTGCGGACAGCACAGCCGAGCCGGATTATCGTGTTCACACGGTGGTCAAGGGAGATACCCTTTGGGATATTGCCGTGCAGTATCTCGGTAAAGGCAGCAGATACATCGAAATCAAAAAACTGAACGGACTGACTTCCAATGTGATTTACAGCGGTTGGAAACTTAAGATTCCGAACTAAGATGATGCCCTTTGAGGATTTTTCCTTGAAGGGCATTATTTTTTGCAACAAGCGGAACAAGGTCAACAAGACTCCCTTTATTTCCTTACGCGCATAAAGGGGTTGCTTCCTATTATTATAAGTCCTTTTTCATATATACATACAGTTGTTACCCTTGTTCCTGTTTCCGGTGGACACGCATAAAAATCATCGGGAAGAAATATATTTTCAAGAAAACCTCAAGTTTTGCCTCTTGCCGTGGCTAACAAGTAGGAGGTGTTTTGAAATGACCGATGAGCAGAAAAAACAGATTGTCTCCCTTCGTAGCAGAGGGGTCAGTTATACAGATATCGCATCAAATCTTCAATTGTCCAGGGATACAGTAAAAAGCTATTGCAGAAGGCACAGCATCAAAGCATCGGAATGCTCTGAAAAGGCTGTGTCTGACTGCTGCGAATTTTGTGGTAAGGAACTGATGCAGACGGAAGGAAAAAAGAAGAAACGCTTTTGCAGCCGTGAGTGCTGTCTGAACTGGTGGCACAGCCATCCGGAAAGCATCAATAAAAAAGCAGTATACAGTTTCAAGTGTGCTTGCTGTGGTAAGGAGTTCACTTCCTATGGCAATGCCAAGCGTAAATACTGCTCCCACGAATGCTACATAGCAGACCGTTTCAAGAAGGGAGGCAGCCATGAGTAAGGAAGAACTTCAGACCGAAAAGATGTATCAGCTATCCATTGCCATCGCAAAATCGATGCTCTCCCAGGGCGTAATTTCCGAAGAAAGCTATTGTGTATTACGGGATAAACTGTTGGAGAAATATCGCCCAATTCTGGGTACTTTATTATCGGGAAACCCGTTGACTTTTTAGGCTTTTAGAGTGATATATGTATGCTGACCAAGGGTGTAAAACCCCAGGTTAATACAATTTTTAGGAGGCAACAAAATGGCAAAAATCAAGAAAATCGAGCCTGCCGTTGCTGCCTTGGAACGAAGAAAACGGGTTGCTGCGTATGCCAGAGTTTCCAAGGATACGGAAAGGCTTCTGCATTCCGTGTCGGCGCAGGTCAGCTATTACAACAAGCTGATACAGGGAAATCCCGAATGGGAATTTGCCGGGGTGTACGCAGATACAGGACTTAGTGGTACAGGAACACAATGGCGAGATGAGTTTCAAAGGCTTCTTGCAGATTGTGAGGCAGGCAAAATCGACATCGTGCTTACCAAGAGCATATCGAGGTTTGCGAGAAACACACTGGATTTGTTGGAGACAGTCCGACACTTGAAGGAACTGGGTGTCGAGGTTAGATTTGAAAAGGAACGCATCAATTCTTTCTCCGGAGACGGCGAACTGATGCTTTCCATCCTCGCTTCTTTCGCACAGGAAGAAAGCCGTAGCATTTCCGAGAATGTAAAATGGGGCGTCAGAAAGCGTTTCCAGTCCGGTGAGATTGGTGCAGCCAACAAGCACATCCTCGGCTACCGCTACGATGATGACCTTGAACAGTATGTCATCATTCCGGAAGAGGCTGAAATCGTGAGGCTCATGTTTCAGCGTTACCTTGAGGGTGTTCCACTGCAAGGTATCTGCGATGAACTGAACGAAAAGGGATATCGCACCATCAACGGTAAGCTGTTCCAGGAGGCATCGCTGAACAACCTCATTCATAACGAGATTTATGCTGGAGATCTGGTTCGACAGAAGTGCTGCATGATAGACCCTATCAAGAAAACCAAGGTGCGTAACAACGGCGAATTACCACAATATCGTATGACCGATTGCCACGAGGCAATTCTTGACCGAGAAACCTATGCAAGGGTTCAGCAGGAGTTTGAACGCAGGACGGCAATGCTGAACCCAACATACTGCTTTACAAAGAAAATTCGCTGCGCCGTTTGCGGACAGCCTTTTACAAGGAAGAAAGGCAAACAGCGTGGGAAGGTCTATGTGCATTGGATTTGCCGTTCCAAGAAGGAGCCGGGACAATCATGTTGCAGCAGAAACTTCTCCGATTCGGAACTAAAACGCATCTGCGCCGAGGTTCTTGGCACCGATGATTTTGACGAGAACATTTTTGAACTTCAGGTCAAAGAAATGTTGGTACAGGAGAACGGCAGCATCGAGTTCCATTTGGTCGGTGGAGAAACCCGTGTGTGGCAGGATTTGAAAATAAATCAGACCTACCACGAATTTACGGTGACCGATTGTTTCCAAGGAAAGGTGTTCTGCGGGAAGTGTGGTCATCCTTACCACAGGGTGATTTCGGCAAACAAATGGACTTACTGGTATTGCATCGGTAAGAAATACGGCTATAAGGGTGTCGAGTGCGATGCCCAAAACTACGCTGACTTCCAACTGCGTAGAATTTCTGCATTTATCCTTGGGCAGACCGAATTTGACGAGGCTGCCTTTGAACAGCAGATAGAAAAAATTACAGTGCTTGAGGATGGCAGCCTTGAGTACAAGTTTTACGAAGGGAGAACGGAAATATGGCAAAGAAGAATGTAACAACGATACCTGCCACCATCAGCCGATTTACGGCTGCACCAATAAATACACGAACCAAACGCAGGGTTGCAGGCTACGCTCGTGTTTCTACCGATATGGAAGACCAGCAGACCAGTTATGCAGCACAATGCGATTATTACACCAACTACATCAAGAGCCGTGAGGATTGGGAGTTTGTTGCCCTGTATTCTGACGAAGGCATAAGTGCAACCTCCACAAAGTACCGTGACGGCTTCAAGCAAATGATTGATGATGCCCTTGCCGGGAAAATCGACCTGATCATAACCAAGAGCGTGAGCCGTTTCGCAAGAAATACCGTGGACAGCCTTTCCACCATCCGTAAGCTGAAGGAGTCCGGGGTCGAGGTTTACTTTGAAAAAGAAAACATCTGGACATTCGACAGCAAGGGCGAACTGCTCATAACGATTATGTCCAGCCTTGCACAGGAAGAATCACGCTCCATTTCCGAGAACTGCACCTGGGGTGTGAGAAAGCGTTTTGCAGACGGTAAGGTTTCAGTACCCTTTGGCAGATTTCTGGGATATGACCGTGGTGAGGACGGCAACCTTGTTATAAATGAAGAACAAGCGAAAGTTGTCCGCAGAATTTACGGATTGTTCCTCCAAGGCAAATCCCCATATGTGATTGCCAAGCAACTGACCGAGGAAGGCATACCGACACCCGGCGGGAAAAAGGTCTGGGGCAAAGCGGTGGTTCAGAGTATCCTTACCAATGAAAAGTACAAGGGTGATGCACTCCTGCAGAAGGTCTATACCACGGATTTTCTTTCACACAAAAAGAAAATCAACGAAGGCGAAGTCCCACAGTATTATGTGGAAGGCAACCATCCGGCAATCATAGACCCTGCTATTTTTGACAAGGTGCAGTTGCTGATGAAGGCACGATGCCCTGGAAAGAACCGCAACAGTTCGGTCAGCATTTTCTCAAGCAAAATAAAATGCGGTCACTGCGGTTCTTGGTACGGCTCAAAGGTATGGCATTCCAACGACAAGTACCGTAGGGTGATATGGCGCTGCAACCACAAATACAGTGACGAAGAAAAATGTGCCACTCCTCACTTGGACGAGGAAACCATAAAGGAACTGTTCATCAAAGCCATCAACCTTTATGCGGTTGAGAAAGATGCGATTATCACTTGCCTTGAAGTTTTGCTTGCGGAGATGCAGGATACTTCGGAGGCTACCTTTGAAAAAGCCAATCTGCAAAATGAACTGGTGGCGATAGCCGATATGGTAGAGCGTTGCATCGAGGACAATGCACGATTTATCAGAAACCAGGATGAATATGAAAAGAAGTACAATGAGTTGGTCGACCGATACGAAAATGTAAAGGCTCGGATTTCTGCCCTTGATGAGCAGATTACACGTACCCTTGCTGAAAAAGAAACCACAGCAATGTATATCGAAAAGCTGCGTAGCCTGCCAGAAACGGTTACGGAATTCGATGAAAATTTATGGCAGAGCCTTTTGAAATATATGACTGTCTACAGCAAGGATGACTACGGTTTTACCTTTGCGGACGGAACAGAAATAAGGATATAAATTTACACCCTGCGTTGGCACGAATGCTGATGCAGGGTGTTTCTCTGTCTGTACGAAATGCACCCACCCTTTTGTAATCCTCAAAAAGTGTGGGGAAAAATCAAAAAGTATAGGTCAAATTCAGGTTGTATCAAAGACGGATTTTACATAGACGAGGGTGTTTCGGGAGCTTTTCTGGAAAGGCCGCAGCTAATGGCCGCTCTCGACATGGTAAAAAATAGAGAAAATAATATAAGTTATTTTATATGCTATGATTCCAGCAGACTGTCAAGGAATGCCGCCCATCAGTTAATAATAGTGGATGAGATAAAAAAAAGCGGCGCAAAGCTCATTTTTTTAAAGAATAATTATCAGGATAATGCAGAGGGCCGTTTTCAGTTAACGGTAATGGCTGCAGTGGATGAGTATGAAAGAGCAAGACTGAGGCTAAGAACGGAAATGGGCAAGAGGGCAAAAGCGGGACAACATATGCTTACCCACAATCCGGGAATATACGGTTATGATTTTGATCAAAAATCAGATACATTAAGCATAAATGAGGATCATGCAAAAAGATTGAAGCAAATTTTTGCATTGCTTATCGAAGAACATAAGAGCCCGGCGGAAATAGCGGGAGAATTGAATGCTTCAGGTGTTCCAAGCCCCAGAATGAAGCAGTGGAGCAGGGTTACAGTGAGAAGAATGCTTTCGAATCCCTCATATCTGGGCACACTATATATAAGAAGATATGATACAAGAGAATGCTATCTTAACAAATTCAAAAAAAAAGGCGAAAAAATAAAAGTGAAAGAAAGGCCGCGGGATGAATGGATACCGGTTAAAATACCTCAGATAATTGATAAGGATACCTGGGAAAAAGCACAGGATATATTAAAAGAATCAAGCCGATCAAGGGTCAAAGGATTTCGGGAGGATTTTATATTAACTCCTCTGCTGAAGTGTGGAATGTGCAGCAGTATAATGAATAGCAAAGCTGCAGCAAAAGGTAATTCCTTATACCGTTATTATATTTGCTCCGGAAAGTATAAGGGAGTAAAGGGGAAAAACTGTAATGCGGCCCTTGTCAAAGCCGATGATGCTGAAAAAGCAATATGGGAGCAGGTATATAAAAGCATTTATGATTTTGCAAAAAATGAGGCGGATATGGAGAAGTTAATTGAAGGATACATATCTGAAACAGGAAATAATATTGAGAATATATTAAGAGAAAAAGAAAAAGCTATATTAGAAAAGGAAAGAATTATTACAATGTTTCAGAAAGGATATATTAAGGAAGATGAAATGTGCAGAAAGCTTAAGGCTAATGAAAAGTCACTGATAGGGCTTAACGAGGCTGCAGCAGGAAGAAATGAAAAAGATGCGTCTTTCATTGAAAGGCTTAAAAAGGACTGCCGAGAAAAAAGCTTTCCTTATATTATACGGGATGTTTTGAACAGATTGGACAGTAAAGATAAAAGGTATATAATCAGGCTGTTAATCTCAGAAATAATTATTTCGGGCAATACAGTTATTATTAAAGGAAGGCTCTGATGTTTTCTATTATTGATACTACGCTTGTAGGCGATGTTCCGGATAGCTATGTAATAACACCAAAACAGAATATACCTGACTATGCTCATTAAGAATGTATAAATGTAAGATTTTTATTGAAAAGCACATTGTTGGATACTGTAAAACATAGCGAATGCAAGAGATATATATAGAAATAACAAGTAATTTAGTGATAGAATAAAAAAATAATAAAATTCGGCGAAAAGGCGAATTGAGCACACCTCTTATTTATGATATTATTATTAAGCGTTGACGGCAAAACAAGCTGTTGATGCTTAAAAATTCTCTGATCCTTGAAAACTAAACAGTGTAAAATGATAACCAAATGAAAGTTTGAAGTGCAGAGCAATCTGCGCTGAAAACAGTCAGAATTCTTTTGAGTTAGGGCAAATGAAAAAGTTAGAATTCGCGAAAGCGAATCAAAT